GTACTCTGCGTCCTTTGCAGCCCCCTTCTCTTTTAGTCCGAACTCTGCCGCCCATTGCTGTGCCGCACGCTCTTGATTAGCAAGCTGCATTTGTCTTGTCTTATCCTGCTCCATGAGTGCAATCTGCTGCATGAAACGCTCCTTGTTTCTCTGCCTGAGATATTTTAATTCGTCAAGACCTTGTGCGTTCTGTTGCGCCATATACTGAGGCATGACATTCTGTCCGCTTGCACCAGACAATGCTCTTGCTGCAATTTCTCCTGCGCCAAGTATAGCCTCTCCAATAGTGCGCCACTTTTCGGCACGACTCCACTTCTGTTTGTCGTATTCATCCCTTGCTTCCCAGTTTGCCATAACTTCATTATAGGTCTTGGGATTTGCATAAGGAGGTATGAAATCACCCTTGTTGTACTGCTTAACTTCTGGAACACTGATGTTACTAAAGTCAATGCCGTTCACCTTGTCAGGCACAGGATTAGGTACAGGATTGACTGGCTTCTGTGTGCGACTTGCTGTCTGCTCATAGTTGAAGTTAGCGTAGTCGTTCTCGTAAGGATTGACACGCATTTCCTCAGCCCTCTGCTTGTCCGTAGGCTCGGCAAGACTGTAGTCAAACGGATAATCGTCCGTCTGCTGTTGACTCTTATACTTTTCTTCTTCCTTAGTCATTTTATTTACCCCATATTGAAGCGTTACCCATTGCACCTGCCGCAATACCTGCTGCGCCACTGATTGCTGCTCCCCAAAGAGCTGCCTTTCTTTCTTGCTCCTTATCGAGAGTCTGTACTTTCTGTGCTGCCATGTTTTGCGTTGCACCGACCTTCATCTGGTCGTAAGCTTGTTGCTGTGACTCTGCATTCTGCGAGATTGCACTTGCTGCACTACCAAGAGCTTGTGCGTTGGCAGCCTTCTGCGCTGCAAGTTGTTCCGCAGTAACACCGCCACCGACCGCTGCCATTGCAGCATTTTGTCCGTTTGCCTCTCTAAGGCTATCGGCAAATTGTGTCATCATCCCTTGTGCGTAAGACTTATGCAAGGGATTTTCTGACATTCTCTGTTTATACAGGGTGTCAATATCGCTGTAAGCCCTGTCTATTACGTCTAATTGTTTACTCATTGAGTCAATTGTTATGTTTTATGTTGCGAAAATACGAACTATCTTTGCAACAGAAACTATATCCGTTTACTATGGCAAGAAAGAAAAAAGAAGATATCAAGGAGGAAGAAGTTAAAACTACCATTCTTTCTGCTTTGGAAAAGCCGTCCTACAGGGACGATAAAGGACACTTTGTCAAGGGACATCCCCAACTCGGACACGCACAGAAGGGTAGTCGTTGGAAGTATTCAGGAGAGATACGAGACAAGATATCAACGACACTCCTTGCAGAAATGGGCAGCGACAAATTCTCACAAGGACTTGAACAGCTGTTCTTCGACGACAGACGTGCATACTTTCAGGTGCTCTGTATGATGGCAAAGATTGTCGTACCAACGAACATCGAACTGGAAGCGAGTGTTCAGCATAAGACTCTCGTTGATGAGAGACTTGCGATACTTGTAGGCAAGAAGCCTGCAAATGTAGATGAATAAAAAGGGGACATACCAAAAACTGACATATCCCCTCAAATAAAAAAATCTATATATATGAAACTTGCTCTTACAACATTACCGTTCCACGTCCTCGTCTGCATCCTGCAATCCTGCGGTTCTTCACTCGGTCTAACTGTTGCAGAAGTTCACCCGACTTGATTTGCCAAGACTCCGACATCTGAGGAAGAACGACCCTTGTAAACTCCTGCATACATCTTGCTTTTGCATATTCGTGACAGAGCTTCTTCATGAGGTCTATAGACACCTGTGCAAAATCGTGTGGCAGACGGAGGGATATACGATATACCTCTGTCTCCGTATATCTATCTGTGGAAGCTTGAAGCGGAAACTCCTGAATATCCCTTGTGAACGGATAGAGTGCATCTATCAGTTCGGACACGGCAAGGTCAAGTTCTCGTCTTACCTTCTCAATGTTTGTCCGTTCTGCAATATCCTGTAGCACGGTCTTTACTTCCGTAGTTTCATCTACTACAGATGATTGGATGAACCCTTCGTTCTTGATATCCTGTAGGATTTCCTCTGTAATAAGGATGAACTCCACGTTCTTTATATTTATACAACGCATATCCTTATGTTTTAGTTTCTACTTCGTGACGGACGGACTCTTCTGGAGAGTGCTACCTTGATTGTTGCGAGGTCATTATCTGCATTCTGCTTGTATGGTGCTGCTATTGCAGGACAAGTAAGCAAGAACCAGTCGTACAATACCATATTGACAACGAAAGAATGTATCATGGATGGAAGCGCATCAACCATCGTCACATCAAAGTTGCTTGGTAAGGATAACAAGTATATACCCTCATTCTCCGAACATACAGGCTTACCATCTTCGTCTATGTAGTAGGCAAGGGTAGCGTCACCTTCTGCGTATGATGTGTAGCCGTTTTCCGTCCTTTCTCCCCAGATGGAATCATACTGCGCCATGAGAGGAAGAATGGTGACGATAGCATTACGGATGCTGCGGAGAATCTGCGATACGGAATACTCCTCCGTGTTAGCTTTCATGTTCTCCGTTGACGTAATGTTTTCTGCGTTCTCGATGGAACGTGCCGCAAGTTCTGTCTTGTTCAGAACTTCTGCTACTACTTCTGAATAGTTGAATCTTATTCTTGCCTCCATGTGTCCATTATTTCTGTCCTTGAATAGGTCTTTCGTCCGTACAGTGTCTCCTTGATTGTACTTGCAGCCACCTGTATGTCTTCCTCATATATCTTTGCGTCTTCCTGCTTTGCGATGTCACACCATTTGGACAATATGCAATATACGAGGAACGACCGAGAATTGAGTGCAAGCAATTCCTGTGCGCTGTCAAGAGCATTATTCGGAACGTGCAATTCCACTGACATTGATGTGGTGCTGCAGGATGAAGATGTCACATAGCGTCCAAATAGACGAATAAGCTCATTGCATGAAAGAGACCAGATGTCATTGACAACCGTAGCATCTTCCTCAAAGATTGCTACCTTGTCGTATGCTGCATTGCCTGTTGCATCTACAGACTTAGCTCCGATGTAGGCTGCTATATTCTTGACGGACTCCAGTACGGACTCCTTGTCAATCTCTATTGTTATTTTGTTCATGCTGCAAAGATACTTATTACGGTCCTTGTTCCTCGCTTATCCGTTTACTTGCTCCTGCATCTGAGGTTGAATACCCAACATCAACATTGCATCCGTCTTGTAATCACGGTTCTTTGCCCATCCCATAGAGTCACATACGAGTCCTGCAATATATAGACAAGATGGTTCATACAATAGACTTCCGACATTTATTCGTCCGTTAGTAATAGATGCTTTCTTCGCATACATGATACTGCTTTGCGTCTGCGACTCGCTGTCAATAGAAGGAAAGCAAATAATCGTTCGTGACACTCCCACATACGGAAGATTTTCAACAGTCTCAAAGGCAAGTGGATTGTTTGCGTTGCACACAGAACCGACTCTTCCGTGCTTAGCCATCTTGTATAGAGGTGAACTGATGTCGTGTACCTGTGATATTGCAATATTCCACGAGTTTGCTTTTACCCATCCAAGTTTAAGTATATCTGCAGGAACAACAAGTACTCCGTCTGCCTGAGCCGTTGAACGGTCACATTCAATCATTGAGAACGGAGCAAGCAAGGTTACTGCATCCACACCCGATACAAGATGTGACTGAATGACATCTTCGAGGGACAACTGACGTTCTCCGCTGATGCCTGATAGCTCCGTGTGTGTCTCGTTCTCGTCAAGAATGCAACGGATATGAGACACCATATTGTCAACCTCTACCGTATTCATTGTTATTCCTCGATTATGATGTTATAGCCTAACTCTGCACCTCTCTCCTTGACAGCCTTGACACTTCTGAGTTCAGACTTCTTGCCGCCTCTCTCAACAAGGAACGATACTGCCATTGCAAAATCAGCAAATGTGACGGTCTCCTTTCCGTCATTCTGTCCTTCGTCCGGGATGTCGCTTGTATCTTCTGCTGTCTCATCCACAGGAGCTGGAGCATCTTCTTTCACTTTCTCTTTCTGTACTGGCTTAGCAGCAACCTTCGGAGCAATATCTTCGGGCTTTGTGTCCGAAGTGATGATACCTTTCTTGTACTCTGCCGTCTTGAACATAGCCATCGCAAAAGCTACATTATTGCAGAGAAAGAAACTTGTTCCGTCGCTTTTTCCTTCAAACCTAACGTGTACATAATGCTTAGGAGTGATATATACGTTTATGGACACTATGGTTTTCGCCTTAAATTCAATCATATTGGTTCTTATTAAGAAGGGGATGGGTGTCAACACCCACCCCCCATTAAAGATTTATAATATTTTTTTTATGACTTACGCTGCAATAGCTTCCGAATGCTCGGCAAGTTTCATGCGTGCATGAGCGTTTGGATAACGGAGATACAGAGCTGAAATCTCACGGAGGACTGTCGCATCTGTATTACGGATTCCTGCCTTCTTCAAGTCAAGAACACTACGCTCGTAAGAGAGGTGAACTGCCTTGTAGAGATACTCAGGGTCAAGACAGAAAGCACAGTCACTCATACCTACGTTGTCAAACATTTCGTCATAGATTACATAGAGTGTGCCGAAGTCTGTGACCCACTCTCTGAATGTAAGATGCCAACGCTCATAAGTACCGACCATGCGGAACTTGTCGGACTTAATCTTGCCGAAGAGTGCGACAACGTCCTTGCCTGCAAGGAGAACCTTCTTCTTGTTGCCGGAACCTGCCTGACCGAACACATCACAAGCCAAATCTACAAGGTCATCGTCGGAGAGTTCAACGTGTGAAACCTTTGGCTTAGCCGCTACATATCCTGCCTGTCCTTCTGTTCCACTCTCTTCTACAGCCTCGGAATCAACTACCTCATGACCGATTGTAAGGTCTTTGTTTGGCATCCACCAGATACCCTTTGTGAACCACTGATTCATACCGTCCTTTGCAGCAGAAGTGAGGCAAGCCATGTCTCCGAAGAGATAAGACATTTCCTGTGTGAGTCGCATATCGTAGAGAGCGTCCTCCTCGAGGTCTGTCAAATCCCAGTTTACTTCCTTTGCAGCAATCTGGTCAAGTGTTGACTGCTCAACCTGAATAGCGAAGTGCTGGCAATACTGCTCGTCTGGCTTTGGAATATTGGCAAATCGTCCAGTCTGAATGTCAAGTTCGCCACATGACTTACCCATGCGGACAAGTCTTGTGCCCTGCGCAATAGACAGAACCTTAACCTGTCCCTCTGATGTACCCACATTGACAGCATAAACAAGCGGATGTCCGTCATCTGCCTTACCACAGACACAAAGGATTACGTCAGGAGTCTTACTATCTGGATTTGCGATGTAGGCATTCTTCTTGTTATCCCAAGATGCGTGCGTACCTACGACACGGATAGTGTCGTCCATTGTGAAGATAGTAGAGTCGTTTGTGACAAGCTTGAACTGGTCGCCAGAAGAAGCGTTGTTTCCTGCTCCTGCTGTAGTCATGATAGGACGTGTACCGACTGAATAGTACTTGCAGATAAAAGAGTCCACCTTACGACTTGACGCATAGCGTGAAATCTGGTCAACAGGTGTTGACATCGGGCGAATCTTGACAATGTTCTTGTCAACATCGTTAAGGTAGAAATCGGGGTTGTCCGAGGCTGTTGCTGCTCGACCGTATGTTTCTGTTGCTATACCACCTGTAGGGTTGAGAGATGCTGATGGTGCTGTTGCAGCAGCAGAAGCCATACCCTGTGTAGATGCGCCCGACTGCGTATCGCCTCCTCCCTCAGCATTGAGTGTTGCAGCCATAGAAACATCGCCACCTGCTCCAATCAAGAATGCAAGAGCGAAGAGGAAGAATCCAACAATTGTGTTGAACTGCTCCTTGATAAAAGTGAAAAATTTCTTCATTGACTTAAAATTGAATTATGAATTAGTGAATATTTATTATTACCACATTGAACGTCTTGTTCCGTATCTCTGTGTTTCTTCCTTTGGTAGATCCGTCTTCTGGACACCACCACCGAGTGCAGGGATGCCGTCGGTTGCAGTCTTGCGCTTGTTGAACTCCTTGCCGATTGCTGCATTACGACCCTTGACCTCCGCTTCTGCTGCTGCATTAGCCTTGTCTTCGTCATAGCCGTTTGCCTTGATTGCGTTGACAATCATGCTTTCGTCAATCATACCGGTAAGAAACTTCATGAATGACTCCTTGATAGAGTCGATAGCACCGTCAATCTGCTCAGGAGTGTATTGACCTGCCTCCTTCATGCTCTGCACGAGAGCCTTTGAGGACTCGATGTTATTGTTATACTCGTCTTCGAGTTCCTTTTCCTTGGCAATACGTTCAAGACGCTTTGCCTCATGCTCCTTGACTTTCTCCTTGTTGTCAGGATTAGTGATGTCTGCAACGATATCCTCTCCGTACTCGTCAATCATCGCATATACAGGAGAACCATTCTCCATCCACGAGTTCATGAAATCGTTTGCCTTGTAGTCAGAACCTAAGAACTTGTTCCACTTCTCGGCATCCGCACGATAACCTTCAAGTTCTGCGTTGTCCTCGTCATAGTCATCGTTGATAGCACCGAATACGGCATCGTCATCATCATCTGCAAACTCTCTGTCTGCCTTGCGTGAACGGAGACGTGCAAGAGCTTTCTGTCTTGCTGTCGGTTCGGCAGGAGTCTCGGCAGGCTCAGCAGGAGCAACGTCTCCCTCGTTGGCTGTCGGAACTTGTGTTGCCTGTTCCGTCAAGTCTTTCTTTTCTTCTTCTTTCTCCATGATTCCATTAGAATTTTTGGCAAAAATACAATATTGATTACTTTTAACAATCATATCCGTTGACACACTAAGGTCTTAATATCCTTATTTGCTTGTGTCTGCTTACACATGAAGCTGTGCGTTTTACCATCTTCGGCATTTCCATGTCATACCAACAGATGAAAAGAGCAATGGCTGTTGCCATGAGTCGGTCATCATGTTGTCCTATGACTGCACCATACGAACCGTTCTGCTTCCTTTCGTAGCAATCCAGTTCGTCAAGAGTACCTGCGTCACGTTCCGTCCATGCTTGTTCTCGCACAGCCTGAATGAGAGTATTTATCACCATAGGTTTTGTGCTCACGTTGGTATGGAATCCGTACTTTATTGGCGCACCTTCCTTGATGTCTTCCTCCGACTGCTTGCGTGCATACAGGTTGTCGTATGCTTCCTTAATCTGCAAGAGGATGAACTGAGTCTGGTCTCCGTCCACGACTCTGTCCTTATCCTTTGTCTCCAAAGTATTACTTTCAATAACGAGCATGGCATCGTTGTAGAACCTTGCTATCTGAGCCGCTTTCCATGCAAGCAAGTCCATGTCTATGTGTCCTACCCACATTGCAACGACAACAGGCTTCTCTCCGAACAACATCCACGAACGGTCAATAACCTTAATAACAGACCAGTCAGCTTTTGTTCCACGTCCTCCGACATCGACAGAGACGAGATATTGATTAAGCATGATTTCGTCACCATCGTATATGTCAGGTTTGTCCCAGACGAACAGATGTCCTTGCGTATCATCAACAAATTTAACGTCGTCAAGCAGTCTCTTGTCTCCGAGGAAACGGATAGTGTTGTTGTTTCCGTCTGTGCTTCCTTGTCCTCCGAGAGGCACAGAACCTATTACCTCACCAACAAACTTAGGAGTTTGACAAGACCTGCGCAATTTCTCTACCTGAGACTTGTCGAATACGTTTGCACCAGAGTTGACGAACGCTTCTATATCTGTAGAAGGGTACTCTGAATACATGATACCCGAATCATCAACGGAAGCACGTTCGACAATGTACCAATGGATTGCCTGCAATGTTGCACCGAGCATCCATAGGTTAAACAAATACGCACCTGACTCGTGGCGGTCGTCAACGGCAGACGTATCATCTTTGTGGTCGTACAGCCATTCTGCAAACTCTTCGAGATTGTCAGGATTGTGCATGTATCGTACAGAACCTCTTACAGCATCAGGAACGTCCTTGCCATGCTTATACTTGAAGTCGAGCGAGTATTGGTCAATATCGAACCATGCGACAAACAGACTGTCATACTGTGAAGACTTGTTTCTTGCTGCCATATACTCACGATGGAAGAAGTTACCGACACCCTTTGCCGTTGATTCAAGCACAATCATGGTGTATGCCGTATAGAGCATTCCCTTTGTTGCAGACTGCATGATATCCTGCGGACGCTTACCTTCCGTCTTTTTCCAAAGTCCCACCTCTGTACAATGAACGAGGTTGTAGTCACCACCACGAGCAGAGTCAGGCGATTCAGCCGTTCCGGTCTTTATCTTGCATTTTCGTTGCGGAACTCTGTGAATGTTTGGTTTGCCTCCGACTGCTTTCCACTTTTCTTCCTTGATGCTTCTTTCCGTATCATCATCGTACAGAAGTTCTGTAGGATAGTTTTCAAGCATGGTCTTGAACATATCTTCAACTTCGGCAGATGTTGATGATACATGACCTACAATGAATGAGTTCAAGCCGACTTCGTGAACGAGTTGCAACCATGCCATGTACATCTGTATGCAGGTAGAACCTCCCCATTGTCGGGCTTTAAGGAGCACAAGTCTTATCGGCATTCCTGCTTTGCGGTATGATTCAAGCAGCGGAACGAGTTTTTCCCTCTGAGGACGATTAAGGATGAAGTGTACATCAGCACCTCCACCCTTAGCCTTAATCTTTACGAGCAACGCTGCCCAGAATGCGAAGTCATATCTTATGCGTATTCGTATGATTTTCCGTGACACCTTTGCAATTTCGCATTCCATGTCCTCACAGACACATCCTGCATCCTCATAGATAGCGTTGACATACTCTTCTATGCTTGTAAACTGAGACAACTCCTTAATAAGAGGTTCGTCCTCCATTTCCACAGGGATGTATTGTTCGGGCACGGAGAAGTCCGACAGACAGAGTTTTGTCCTCTCGCCTATCGAACCCTCTCCCGATATAGGGTCGAAAGGAGCGTTGATACGTTCCAGTCGCTTGTCATTCTCATTAAGTATGTCCCTTATTTCCTTACGCACCCTGCATCTGTCCTTGTCCTTGCTGTTGTGCCATCATCTGCTGTTGCATGGCTGCTTGGTCTGCCTGTACCTTGTTTCTTGCCTTTTCTGCGAACGGCATGCCTGAGAGTTCCAGATATTGCTCTCCGTTGAGTACACCCATCTTTGCGAGGTCAACAAGGAAGTTCTCTGCTACCATGCGGTAAGCAGGAGTTGATTGTGACTCTACGATAGATATATCAGTTTCCACGTTGCGCCATCTGTCTATTGAGAAACCTTTTCGCTGTGCTTCTTCACCCACAATCTCCAGTACCTTCTCGTCCGGGTAGAACTGCAAGATGTTTTTCAATGTCTTGTACGCACCATCAACAACAAACTCAGAATACGACATCAGAATGTCAAGAAGTGATGTCGTACCATTCTGCACCTGCTGAGCATACAAAGCACCTGACGTGCTTGAATATCCTGCTTTGCCTTGCAATGCTCCGTTAACTCCCGAAATGTCCTCAAACAGTTTCATTTCCGTTGCAAGCAGTTCATGTATGCCTATGTTCGTAGAGTTTGCGCTTATCTGAGTTGGCATAGGAACACCTGCCTTTGCCCTATAGAGAATAAGACCATCGAATCGACTCCATTGCTCTGCAACCTCATTTATATCCTGCCCCTCGAAAGCAGACTCAGGAGCAATAAGTACACCCTTTGCAGAGTTCTTCATTATCCATCGCTGCATCGTTATGAGGCTGTTTACGAATTTCTGCTGGTCTATGACGGTATCGACAAAGCTGTGGAGTTCTCCGTCAATGAAAGGATAAGCGAAGAATGTGTATGGATGCTCACCATGTGCGTATGGTGTCTCACCTTCTTTCAAAACTTTGCCCGAAGGAGTGACGAAACGATAATACCAATAGTTTTCGATGAACCATCCGTTTCCATCTGTTGTATTGTCAACGGCAGGAATGATAAGGGCAATCTTCTGAGGGTCTAATCCTGCTCTCTCTGCCTCAAACATTCGCCTCTGGTTGACATTATCGACAAGTACAGGAATGTCCGTAACTTTGCAGATGAATATTTCACCCTTTGCTTTATCCCAGAAACGAGCCATCTGTCTTGTTTCCTTGTTCCATATCTCGATGACACGGCATCGCCCCGGCTCTGCAGGAGCGAGGAAGTCGAAGTTGCGGAGGTCGCTTTCACCGAATCGGTTGCAAGTGTGACGCAGATACTCTCTGTCAGCCGTGTATTTGTATTCCTTCTGTATCTCTGCCACCTGTACAGGATTGCTTGCGAATGTGGCGCATACTTCCTGCAATGTGAGGTCGTGCAACTCACCAATGAGTCTCACATCCCATCCTCTCACGTCTCTTGCATCTGAGTCCATGAAGAAGCGAGACATGTCACACTTGTATTGCCAGCAGTCAATCTTGTGCTTGCTCTCATTGTAGCCGTAGGTATGCTTCATCGCAACGAAAGCAGAGAACAGAGCTTCCTGCAATGCTTCTGAATACAACAATCCGGATTTGTTCAGTTGTCTGTTGTACTGTAGGAGTGTACTGTCCGTTTCTGCATATACTTGTTCGTTCTTGTCTCTTGAAGAACATGTCGGCTCTTTATCCTGACCGAGATACGTTCCTACTACGTTGTTCACAAGTCGCCTGATAAGGTTGTTTGAGAGAGGAACGAGACCACCTTCGAGCATATACTGCTCTTCGGACATCTTCTTTCCGTCAACCTCGACTATGTCTCTGTACTGATTGCCGTAAGTGAAGTTCTTTGCACGTTCCCTTCGCTGTCTCCATGTTGCCATGTTCCAATAGCAGCGTTGAGCATCTAACAGGACATCCATAGTCCTTCCGTCTCTGTCGTGAGCATTCCAGTAGTCGACAGAGTTCAGGACGGACTCCGTTGACTCCATTTCGCTGTCTGTTACGTCTGCCAACGGAACGACAACAATCATTTCCTCTATTTTACTTTTCTTTCTCTTTGCCATGACATTTATTTTGAATATTCATCGCAAAGGTAATTAAGACACGGCTTATACACGCTTTATCCGTTTACTTGCCCTTACGCACGCACACGCACGAGGAGCATCCATAATCTTGTGGAGCCCGACCTTTCTGCACATTCTATGCTTTTCCACTTTATGTTTTCCACAAACTTTTCCACAAACTTTTCCACAAACCACCCCCAAGTGAAATAATCATGGCACTTTCTTTCACTAACTATTGCATTCTTCACTTCCAAACTATATGTACAGACAGACAAATATATACACTCACACACATAATGTACC